CAATACTTACGTTACCACCAGCAGATGTTTGAGAAAGTGAGATGTTACCTGTAGCTGTTGTGTCTCCTGAGTTAGCTGTAATCGCTTTGTTTGTAAAAGTATTAGTAAATGCGTTTGTACCACCAGAACCAGCAGTTCCAGAAACAACTCTTAAAGACTTGTTATCTACACCACTTGTTACCTTTGTCCAACCTGTAGGAGCTGATGTCTGTTGAAAGAGCATTTTTGTCCCAGATGGAAAAGCTTGAGCGTTATCAATAGCTGTTCTTACATATGCAGTTGTAGCAACTTGAGTTGAGTTGTTGCCTTGTCCTACAGTAACTGCGGTTACACCATCTTTTAATGCTCCAGAACTAATTGTTAGTGCACCAAATAATGTATCTCTAGCTGCAACGTCTACACCGTCAACTGTTCCAGATACTGTGATATTTCCTGTTACGTCAATACCAGCAGAAAAATCGTGGTTAGCGTTAGATGTAATTGGACCATTGTTAGCTACTGCTACTGAAGCAGAACCGTTTGCAATAGTTGTGCTGTCAATCGCAGTTGTTGATGTCCCAGTAACAATACCTTTAGAGTTAACAGTAATTATAGGAATAGCTGTACTTGAACCAACGGACCCAGCAGTTACGCCAGAGTCAGCTAGTTTACTGTTTGCTATAGCAGCAGATGCGTTGATATCTGCGTTTACTATTGTTCCGTCTACTATATCTGCTGATTCTATAGTTAAGTTTCCAGATATGTTTGCATCTGCAACCTTAACGTCTGAAGGTAATGTACCAGCAGCAATTTTATCTACTGATATTGAATCTGTACCTAATCTTCCAGCAATAGAAGCTGAAGATACGTTTGACATATCTTCTCTTGCTAGTGGTCTACCACCAGCTTGTGCGCCATCATGTACGACGGCTGTATCTTTTGTGGTATCTATAGTTACTTCGCCTTCGGCACCAGTAAATGATGCGTGTTGCGTTGTAGTACCACGCCTTAATTTTAATAATTTAGCCATTTAAAGAGTACCGAAATCTATTTGTAAGTTGTTTCCACTGACTGTTCCTACCTCAGTAAGATTAAAGTTATTGCAATCCAATGCAGCAGCTAGTTCAGGTGTAGTATCGTCTGCCACGTTTTGAATACCTGAGTTAGATGTAATACCTAACCATGCAGAACCATTGTAGTTTTTTAAAGTGTTAGTACTTGTGTCAAACCACAAATCTCCAGCACTAGGACTTCCGGGTGCAGAAGAAGAAATTTGGTATTCATTTGCATACCTGTTAACGTCAGCTATAGAACCAGAAACTGTGTTTATATTTGTAGCGTTAGAAACTGCTGCGTTAATATTTGATTGGTTACTAACAGCAGAGTTAATGTTACTTGTATTGTTAGCTACCGTAGTAATGTTTGAGTTGTTACCAGCGACTGTATTGATGTTTGTAGCGTTGGAAACAACAGCATTAATATTTGAAGCGTTGCTAACAGCAGCATTAATATTAGAAGCGTTAGCTTGTACGGCGTTAATGTTGGTTGCATTGGCTTGTACCGCATTAATGTTAGATGTATTATTTGCAACTGCTGTTACGTTAGAAGCTATACCTCCAACTGTTACAACACTAGAAGCAATATCAGCTACAGCTTTGATTGGGTCTTCTACAACAGTTATGGTATTACCCATAGCATTACCATGCACGCTACAGTAATATCTAAAATTACCTGTAGGTTGTGTTTCTGGTATTACAATTTGCACCTTTGCACCAGCTTGACCAGCCGTGCCTGTAACTGTTACGTTTGTAGTATAAGCACCTGAGTCTGTTTTAAATACTAAAGGATGGTTAGCATTGCTACTATCGCTTTGGTCAAAAGTATATGTCCAACCTTTGTGTAATGTAAGAGATTTAGCAGGATTTGAAGTATCGCCATCAATTACATATTTATTACCACTAGAGTTTACAACTGTAACTGCAAATGTTATTTCATCTTCTAAAGCATCAGCAACTATATCTAATGAACCATTAGAACTACCTGTTGATGCAGCATCAGTTATTAATCCTAGGTCTTCGGAATAAGTAACCGCACCTGAGACAATAGCAATATCATCAAGAACACTCTGTGCAGGGGTGATGATAGCCCAATTAGTCCCGTCATATACCCGTAAATTATCATTGGAATTATCAAACCATAAATCACCGTCTTGTAAACTTGTTCCATCTGCTCTTTGTGTAGGCGCACTATTTGAAATTTGATATAGGTCAGCAAAGTTATTTATATCTACAACGTTTGCACCAGCATTAACAATGTTAGTAATGTTAGAAGCAACAGTATTAACCTGAGTTGCTATAGGTACTAATCTATGAAAACTATATGTATGTGTTGTAGTTGTTGACTCTACTAAGAATCCAAAGTTTTGAGGTATTGTTGGTGCACCAGTAATAGTAACAGTGTTTCCTGTACCAGCTCCGTTAGGTATGGTTATAGTTCCATTGCTCGGAGTCAGAGTTGCAGTTGTAGCTGCAATACTTAATATAGCTGACTGTCCTGTAGCTCCCTGTGGGTTTGTTGCTGGAAAACTTGTTTGGTTTGCAATAGCTGTAAAACCACCAACCTCGTCAATAAGGTCAATAATCCTAGCGTTAATAGCAGCAGTAGTAGCTACGAATGCGTCAGAATTAGACCAAGTTTGTCCACTAGCTATAGTTTCAGAAGAGTCTTGTCTAAGGAATCTAGCTTCAGCTTCTGTTTCTGTGTAGTACCTACCGTCTAAGGCACCACCTGTAAGTTCAGTTTCTGTAAAATATCTGTTGTCTAATTGACCAGCATTTAGCTCAGTCTCTGTGTAGTATCTGCTGTCAGCAGCACCGCCAAGTATTTCAGACTCTGTAAAATATAGACTATTTAATTGACCACCGTTTAATTCAGCTTCTGTGTAATATCTATTATCTAAAGTACCTGTTGCAATTTCAGAATCAGTAACTTCGTTTTCTTTTATATGTTCAGCTCGAATTGAATCATCTTGAATGTTATCTTCATCTACACAGTCATTAGATAGATGCTCATGGTCTATACTACCAGCAACATAATGCTCAGAATTAATGACGTCATCTTGTATATTGTCTCCATCTATTATATCGTTAGCTAAATGTTCATGGTCTATAGAACCAGCTATATAATGTTCAGAATTGATCTGATCGTCAGCTATTTTAGCACCTGTAACACAATCTGTTCTAAGAGCTGTACTGTCTATTGACCCGGGAGCATAATGTTCTGCATCTATTGAGTCTGCTGCTAGGTGTTCAGAATCAACTGCATCGTCTGCTAGTCTAGTACCATCTATAGCATCTAGTGCTATTTTATCTTTTGTAACATTTAGATCTTTTATTTTAGTTGTAGTTACAGCATCATCTCTAAGATCAGCATTTATAATCGAACTTCTAGCTTCAGCCACACCCATTCTTGCCATGTCATGTATGGCATTAAGATCGGCTGCTCTGATAGAAGAACCAGCAGCAAATGTAGCTGCTGCTGTATTTACATCTGTGTCTCTATATATATGTACGTTTCCCGTTCCTGATGCAGCTTGTGCTCCAAGGGTAACTGTTGTACCACTTACGGTGTATTCCCCAGATCCGGGACCACTAGCCACATAAGTTTGTAAAGCTCCATCAATTCTTACTTTGATATCACTTGCTTTTAAATATTCTATTGTAATAGCGTATGAGGTGGCACCGCCATTTTTAAATTCTTCAGTTGTTTGTACCGCCATTGGTTTCCACCTTGTGTTTATTTAGGCATTTCTAGAATTTTATCTATTGTGCCTTTGTTTGCTTTTCTATTCTTTAATTTTTGATTTCTTTCCTCAAGTAACAATTTTTGGACGTCGTTATCTTTTTTAATGCTTGCCCAAGCTCGTTTTTTAGCCTTGTCAAATTCTTTTGCGATTCGTTTGTAGTGGGGGAATGATTTAGGTTCAACATCTGCTAATCCATTTCTACGATGCCATTGCATTTCTGCAAGGGATGTTTGCATGTTTTCTGACTGAGCCAGTTTATCAAACGTAGCTAGTAAGTTTTGTTCGCCTATAGCTTTTTGGAACATTGATCTAACCTTTGGACTGTCAGATAAATCTGTACCATCTGGAGCGGTATATGTAGAAGTTCTCATATCATAACCACTATC